TTTTCTCAACCGCAAGTGGACACCAGTAAAGGATGTTACCCACAGTGGCCGCATCACAGACGATGGCATATTTCACCGTCACGGCTGGCATAACCAAAAATTCCAACGCTGCTGAGTTCTTGATGGTTTCCTTGCCACCTACATCCGCTGGCGCACCAAAGGTTATCTCCTTCCGGTCCCCAGTATATGTGGTGATTTCGTTAGTAAGCGTTCCTGCTTCCATCTCAGCATCATTAGCTACGTCATCTGCCAGACCACAATAGACGGCTGCCGGTGCGCCACCAGGGTATGCGGTTGCCCTCATTACGAGATTGAGTAGAATTGTCTCCAGATAAGTTGCTATGTTACTCATGATTTACCTCCCAGTTTTATTTCTTTCTTTCTTAGGCTTGTCTTTTGCCAAAGGTTCAACCTCGGCTGATTCAGTGGTTACTTCCTGTTCCTCAACTTTATTTTCGGGAGGAGTCTCCATCTTGTTTTTAGGTTGAGTCTTCATTTTCTTGTTCTTCCTTTTAGGTTTAGGGTATACCTCTCCCTTTACGAAAGGCGAACCGTCATGGAATCGGGCTATTCCTTGTGCCATCCAGTTGTCAGCCACATCTTTAGGAAGATTGACTACGGCACCCGGTTGGAAAGTCCCACCTCCTGGCATTGTAGCGCTTTTAAGTATTCTACAAATCACTTTGGGTTCCTCCTCTTTTTTATTTACCTGTTTTATTTACCCAGGGGATAGAGATTAATCCACCCCCTGAGTAACCGATATTGGCTAAAGCCGAGTTACTATTTAGTGGGCTATCTGAAGCATCAGGAATGGTGCGCCCTGTCCGCCGCCACTGGCACAGGTTATGATGTAACCTGCTATCTGAGCCGATAGTTTACCGGCAGCCGTGGTTGTAGTATCACGAAGGGAGATACTGCCATTGCTGCCAAAGACACATTCAATGTCTCCTTGCCCTGCGCCGATAAGGATATCAGGATTGAGTCCAGCCATGGGACCGGTAACCTGAAGCCAACCAGATTTTCCGGCTGCCAGAGGATAAGTCGGGATGCCGAGAACCATACCATACCAGCCTGACAAGTGAGCCGCTGTGGTGTTGAAAACCTGCGAGTATGGGTTGATAATGGCCTCGACGCCGGCGCCGACTGCTATATCCTGAGGTAACGGGGAGTCAATTACGACTGTCATCGTTCCACTTGTTACGATAGCAGTATTGCTGACTATGCCCCTCACTACTGGGTTGGTCGGGTCAGCCGCATTGGTGAATATGATGAGTTCGCCATAAGCCAACTCATTCAGGGCGATGTTCTGCGTTGCCGTTACGGTGATGGTCATAGAGGTATCGCCCGCCTCAAGAGCGGCGGCCGTAACCATCCACGCCATTTTCTGGTCATGCGCCGTAAAGCAGCCGAAGCCAGAATTGAGCAGGGTGTGTGCTCTGGCGTAGACGAATCCCTTCATGCCAAATCTCACATACGAACCATAGGGGAATTGTGCCACGTCATCGGATGTATAGGGTGTTCCACCGGGGATATGGACAATACCCTCTCCGACGTTGGGGAAGTGCAATCTGTGTAACTTTGCTGGCATATTTCACCTTTCCTTTGGGACGGAATCATTTTCACCGCCCCATATATTTTACTCTATTCGCTTATCTGCTTTATGCCTTGTCGGAAAGTAAGCAGATTGCTTTCTTGGAAGGCATCATCGCCGACCCACCGGTGCGCTTTCGAATCTTGAATCCGACAAGTCCAGCCTCGGCGTAAAGCTCGACCAGCCTTTGCAGAGTAATACCCCTGCGATCAAGAATGCGATAGCCCTGTTTGAAGTCACCGAAGGCGGCTACCACTGCAACTGCTCCAGCATAGGCTGTCAGGTCTTCCTGGGGATATATCGGATACCCTAAGAAGGTGTTAGGAAGTCCAGCCTGGACGCTTGGCTGCCAGAGAAAGGGGCCTTTATAGGTGGCGTCTGTTTCTGACCTGAGCAACCTTAGCAACAGTTCAGTCGAGGACTTCACAAGGAATGAGCCATTCTTGCGGTACTGAGCCGGGCAATCATAGGTCAGTCTCAGGAAGTCTTCGATAATACAGGTGTTCGACGTTGTAGCGCTGCGAGTAGCTGCGAGGATTGTTGCATTGACAGTAAAGCCTTCCGGTTCCTCGGAGTCATGTCCAGCACCTACACAGAAGGCTGTCTCTTCTGCCTCAGCAATAGCACGGCTGAATGACTCGCCTAAGAGTGCCCTCAGATTGAAGTCGCTGTCATCCAGTTCGTCCTCACCGATCTTAGCCAGTCCGTAAAGGTCCTCTACATACTGGTAAGTCGGTACTCCAGGAGTCATATTCGACTCCTCGATATCGGCTCCGGTTTCCAGGCTACCCCATCCAACGCTTACTTCAGACAGGCTCTTTAGCTTCAGCCTATCCTTACTGATGGTGCGGACTTTACAGAGAGGTCTCAAAACGTTCAGTTTTGGCAGAGTGCGCTCTATCTCCATGTCCAACTCTGGTTCGACCAGATATTGTCCGGTTCCGTCCTCTACCAGTGCCTTGCGCTCTTCTGGTTCGAGTGCAGACTTGCCTCCTCTTACCCAGTTGTAAAAGGCTTTCGACTTCGCTTTGTCTTCCTCAGTCCCCTCACCCGGCTTGGGTAAGCTAGATGCCGATGGAAGTGCTTGCCTCTGGAGCTTAACCTCCAGGTCGTCGATGCGGGCCATAATTCTTACTGCCTCTGCCTTGGTCTCGACCAGAGGTTCTGAGAACTTAGCAATCTCCGCATCCTGTCGTTCGGCTGTTGCCTTCAGCTCGACCATTGCTTGTTCAATTAGTTCTTTTAATTCAGGCACGGTTTTGTCTCCTTTTTAGTTATTTTCATTAGCTCAAGCATGGACTCGATGGCTTTCTTAGCTTTTTCTTCATCGAGTTTTATGTTACCAGCTTTAAGAGCTGTCACCAGTAACTCCATATCTGCGGCTTCCTGATTTAACTCAGGGTCAAGAGTGGAATTATCCGGCTCCTGTTTCCCATCGTATCTATCACAAAGTGCCTGGAGAGCGGCAACGGCTTCCCTGACTGGCTCTATATCTTTACTATTGAGTGCGTTCTCAATAGCCTTGACATCAAATATTACTGCGGTTTGATTAGCCGCAAAGGTCACAGGTGAGACATCATAAAGTCTAACCTCTTTAAGATGTCGAACTCCCTTGATTATGGCTTCGGTTATAGTATCGAAACCAATAGACATTTCATTGATTACGCCAGCCTTCATCAGGGCAAGGGTTTCCTTTGCACGCTGGACACCGAGGACAAGCCGCCCTTTCACTAATAGCCTTGTGTCATCTTCAGATAGTTCGTCTGGCTTACCGATTGGTTCCATAAAGCTATGATTCCAAAGATGTTTAATACGATTCTTGTTCTCTTTGATTGTTTTCTTAAAAGCACCTTTGTCTACCACATCACCATAGCTATCTGGTATGTCAGTGAAGGTCGAGGCATAGCCTGTGAAAGTACCTTCGTCTTCATTGACTTCCTTGACCTCAAATTTGATTGTTTTACGTTCCATTATTTTATTACCTCCATGCTATTTCTAGTTCCCTGAATAGTGCTAATGTTCCTTTATCCACACCTTCCTCACGGACTTTATAATAAAGACTATATGCTGGATTCAACCAGACTGTAAATGCCTCAGCAAAGGCTTCTGCTCTATCTACCTTAGCATATTCAGTTATAGGCTCTGCTATATGGCTGAATCCCAATATCTCATCGAGTATATGCCCTAACTCATGGATTACTATCATCGGCAATGTCCATAAAGGACGACCTTTATTGAGTGCTGGCATTATAACAGTAGTCTGTCTGCGTATCTTAGATAACATAGTTAGATGTTCAGGATAGGCTACACACCAAACATCCTGATAAGACCTACCATCACTAGTTTCTGAATAGTCAAATAAACCAGCAAAGACAGGGTCTGTTCCAGTAAAAAAGTGAGTTCCACTTAGTTTATTGGCTATACCAGATGGCAATAAATCAAAGCTGACTGATATCAACTCTGAATAACTATAATCCAATATACGCTCTATGTCATTCCTCCTGAAAAATATTTTACTTAGTACCAAAACTCTCGACACATCGGCAATAAACAATTTCACCGGGTCCACCTGCACTATCTCCAGGATAGAGCAGCCCATTCTTGAAGCGCTGGCTGAGTGGTATAGCCTGACCATCATCTGCTCTTATATGGCTATCCCTGACTCTATCATCCCTTGAGCTAATCCAGCTGTGAGTCTTTACTACGCCGGACTGTAACGCTGCTTCTCTTTGTCCATAACCAGCTGCCATTGAGGTTTCAGTCCTGGCAACTCTCATCGCCTTCCAGGCTGACTTCTCATCATAGAATTTTCTGAGAGATTTAGCTATTTTCTGTGTGCCAATACCATCAGCGACGCCCTTCTGAATAATTCTATGTACATCAATGATGCTGGTTTTAAGTATTGAGGTAACGCTCTCGGCGGCATGTTTTGCTATCCAAGCATTCACAGCAGCACTAAACGGGTCGAATATCCATCTCAGTTCAGTAGGGAATTCACCCTTTGATGGTTCACCGTCCAAGTCTTCTGCTATTTCGTTACCGAAATCCTCTATCAAGGCATATGACACTGACTTGATTAAGTCCGTCCAATCCTTTTTACTTCCTTTTATGGCTGCCTCAACACCTGCAGAACCACTACCTATATATGCCTTAACTACCTTCTTACCTTCTGCTATATATAGGGGCTCCACCTTTTTCGCTATTACCTTACTCCAGCCTATTCTCCGATCATCTATCCGCTTCCAGTGGATTATCTTCTTCTCTTCGGTATCTAGGTTGAGAGCTTTGGTCATACTGGCGGCACGTTCTCTGAGTTCCTTAAACCAAGGCTCGTTCTTTTCTATATCTTCTTCTGATTCTTGTACCGGCTGAGTTCCTGAGGGCGTCAGATTAAATGGAAGATAA